ATTATCAGAATCAATTAGTGTTTCAGATTCATTGGCAAGAACAAAATCAGGAATTAGAAGCTTATCTGAATCAGTAAGCATATCAGATACAATAGGAAAAGTAAAGGGTTATGCAAGAACATTAACTGAATCAATCTCAATATCTGATGTTTTAGCTAGGGTATTAACATCATTTAGAGGACTTTCTGAATCAATTTCTATCTCAGATGCAGTTTCTAGGACCATTGTTAGATACAAAACCATTACTGAATCAGTTTCAATATCCGATTCACTTTCAATATTATCAGGCAGGGCAAGAGAGGCTATTGCATATTTGTTATCTAGGGCAAGTGAATCTATAACAACAAAACGTGCAGATAGTTCTGAAATAACTAAACGAAGCACTAGCATTAGGACTGATGAATACTAATGGCAGATATTAATTTCGTTCAAGGGGAGTTTGGGGATTCTTACAGTATTAAGATCCTAAATCCTGATGGTAGTAATGCAGACATATCTACATATACAACAGCAAAACTTAATTTAGTATCAAAAGATTTACTCACAAATAAATTTACTGCAAATCTTTCAATATCAAGTCCAAATGTAAGTTGGACTATGACAGAAACTCAAACTCAAAACCTAGATGGCAGTTATGTAGCACAGGTCGTATTAACAAAAAGTGGAAATGAAAAAACTACAAAACTAATGTCTGTTAAAGTTGATAAGAAACTACCAACGAGTTAATTATGGTTACAGAAGTCGATCACCATGCAGTAAAGACAAGAATACGAGATATTCTCAAAGATGATCCTGCATTATATGATTCAACAGGTGAACCAGCCAAACTTGTTGATGTTTTTGTAGGCAGACCTTATGCTGATAATATCTCAGCACACACAACACCGTTTTGTTTTATTGCTAATGAGGATAACTTAGAAGAACAAGAACCAGATGGGGTTGTAGAGAGTAATGCCTCAAAGTCAACTAGGCATGATTGTCACTATCTTTTGGTCCTAGTAGATGATGCTCAAGATGGAAGAGAGGTTGAAAAATTACTAGATAACTTAGGAAAACAAACTATGCAAACCCTAAAAGCTAATTTTGAACTCAGAAACCCTGATGATTCATCTGATCCTAAATGTGATTGGTCCTTTCCTGAAAGGGTTAGTGTATTTAATGCTAGTGATAATGGAAAACCAATTCAAGGCAGATCAATTCATTTCCATGTTATAATGCACACAAACTAATAGTTCTATTTAGTCAAATTCCTAAGTAATAATATGGCAGATATTGGTGCAATTACTGAATTAGTAAATAATGAAAAACTATTACTAAAAACAGGAAATGACACTTTTATTTTAATGCAAGATTGTAAGCTAAATCTAGATAGACCAATATCAAGAGAGGTCACATCTGGTGGTGGTGTAGTTTATTTTTATGGAGCTGGTGATAACTCTATTGATTTTACATTATTGTGTTCTACGCCTGAACTTGAAGATGATTCAGGAGCTTCAAATTTGATTTTTCAAACTAAGAGAGATGCCAATGGTGCATTACCTGAAAATACATACAAAATAGTAGCAACAGATGTTTCTGGCAGTAGTAAAACAATTAGTGCTACAGGCACAATTCCTCACCTAGAGGTCCAAAGACTTTCAGGGGTTGGAGGCGTAGCAATCGTTGGCAGAATCCAAATAACAGGCGATACTGTAACTGTTGCATAATGGTAAAAAAAAAATTACCTGTTAATAGAAAGGAACGAGATGTTGATGATATTATTGATTTTAGATTAGGTTCTATACCACACAGAGCAAGAGAATGGGTGAGAAAAAACGGATTAAAAATTGCAGAAAGAGTTTATGGCGATTTATTTTATAGTATAGCAGTTGGTCAACAACTATCAGAACGTTATGCAAACTCATTAGAAATTAAATTAGCAAACAAGTATTCTCAAAGTGGTAGATTGAAACTTGTTTTCAAAGTAAACTACTTTGATCAAGAAACAGGAAATGTGCCATTATGGGCATTTTTTGAATATGGAACTAAGAGACATTTTATTGCACCTAAGAAGGCAAAAGCATTACGCTGGGAAGTTGGAGGCACTACAGGATCACAATCACAAACATTAACACAGGCACTAAGCAGTAATGCAAATCCTGATAGTGTCTATGCCTTTTCAAAAGGTCATTTTGTAAGTGGAATAAAACCACGTAAAGTCCTATATTGGACACTTAAGCGTGGAAATAAAAAATTTGGTAATGAACTTGTAAAAGGTTTAAGAAAGTTTCTTAAAGACAATGCAACTGAATTAGGTGTATAAGATGCCAGAAGAAATCCATGCCACAAATGAAATTGATATTAATGTTGAAATAGATGATAATAGGACAGCAGAAGCTCAAGATAGTGATAATTTAGCAAATGAAATAATAGATAATTTTAAGCAAAATACAGGAGGCGAAAAAGGATTTGGAATGGCAGGATTAGACTTGCCATTAGCTTTTGGTGGAATAGAAGGTATGAAAGGAATAATGCAACAAGGCAAAGCTGGTGCTATGAATCCTATGGGAATGTTAATGCAACAACTTCCACAAATGATAATGAAGGCACTACCAAAAATGGTCCTTAGGGCAATTCCAATTATTGGAGGAGCAGTTTTGGCAGCCGAAATAGTGCCATTAATAATTAAAACATTAGTGGACCAATTAACAAAAGCAGGCTCACCGTTTGATAAAAGATTCAAAAGAAATATGCAAAGAGAACAAAATGCTTTTTTCAATAGAGAAGAACAACGCAGAAGGCAATTAGGTCTAAGTCCTGTGATTATCTCATCATCTACAGGATTTGTAAATAATGGTGGTAACAATATGGTTGCTACATTAAAACAAGTTAGGAATCAAGGGGTTGCTACAATAGGATTGCAAGACAAAGCAATAGGAATACCATAATGGCAGTTAATGGAAATATCTGTATTTACAGACTAACTTCAACAGGATCTTCTAATGATCAAGAAACTGATGTAACTGATAAGGTTGAATTTGATACAAGTTCTACAAATGGGGCTTCAACTGTGCCAGATGCAAAGTCTCATGTCGATACATATAGCTCAACTATGACATTAGTAACTCAAGAAAATCCTGTGCCAGATAGCAATAATCCTAGTGGGTTACAAGACACAGGTTTAGCAACAGTTATGTTTGAACTTACAGGATATTTTGATAATTCAGGAGGATCAGCAGGAGCAGTTGCATATTTTAGAAATTGGCAAAGAGAGGATAAGACAAATTCAGCATATCCCTTTGGTAGATTTGGAATACGAAATGATGAACGTTATGAGTATAATACAAGACCAACTTCAACTAATGGTTTGATATTAGAACACTTTGAAATAATAGATGAGTATGAATTCACAGGTAAAACAGGATTTATTGTAAGACTAAGATATAATGGTGATATTGCAAGACTTGGTGTGAGTTAGATGGCAAATTGGTCCTATACTGTTACATATATCGGTAGTGATACAAACACAACATACACAAGTTATCCTTATTCATTAGACATTTCAAGCCATGTCGTAGCAATAGAAAATTTCACAGATGTAGGATCTGGTGAGGTTAATTCTGCCAAACTAATTCTAAATGCAAGAGATGGTCATTTTATTACAAGTGATTCAGGAACAGCATCAAGTCCTGTTACGCCAATTTTAGACGAGTTTGATAAAATCAAAATTTTACTAACAGATAGAAATGGTGATACATACTCAAGAATTCTTGAAGTTGATACATTAATGCCAAAGAAAACAATTCAAGATGGCAATAGATTAGAGATAGAACTTCTAGGTCAAGAGAGACATTTACAACAGGTTCATTTTGCAAAGCAGTATTACTATGCAAATGCACAGGAGGTAATTCAAGATATTGCTGATAAATACAACTCGAATAAAGGTTCAGCCCAAGTAACTATAGAAAAGCAAAATGATACAAGCTATAATGAATTGCCAAAATGGACAGCCAATAATTATGACTTTGGTTCAAAGGAAATGTTTTGTTATGATGGTATGAATGAAGTTATAGACAGGCTTGGCACAACAATATCTAATGGTGGAGCAAATGATTTTTACGAACTTGCTTTTGAGGATAAACCAAGTGCAGATGCAAATTTGTATCTACGTGGTTTTTCAAGTGGTTCAAAACCTTCAAGTAATTTAACAACAGTTGAAAATGCTATTACAACACCTATCTATTCTACAGAAGGAACTAATGAATCAAAATCTGGCACAGTTATTGTAGGCAAAGGTGCAGTTGGTTATGGCAGTTTTCCTAGTAACTCATCTGAGTTTGCAGGACGTAAAGAGGAATTTAATTTAACGCCTGCTTGGCAATCAGGTGTAACATATCCTCAAAATTCTAGAGTATCACATAATGGTGTAACTTACAAATCATCAATAAACAATAATACATCTACGCCTCCGACAAATTGGACTTCACAAACTGCTAAAGATCTAATTGGTTCAGACTTTAGATATTCACCTTATACAAAATTAGGAACTTCACCTAGTGGTTTAGATGGTTACAAAGCTTGGCGAAATTCAGGTTCAAGACCAAATTCAAGTAATCAAGAAAGTGGAACTAATGATTTGGGAAAATACGGTTGCTGGGATTCTAACCTTGTAATAAGAGATGAGGATCATTTTAGAACTTGGGTTGATTGTAAAGTATCAAACAATCCTAGTCAAATCCCTGCTGAATACAAATTTAGCACTAATTTGTATAGAGGTCTTAGAGTATTATGCACAGGTTCACTCACAAACTTTGGATTAACAGGTAGTGGAAAACCTATTCAGTATGACGGAACTAATTGGAAGGTAATCAAAGAACCTGATTCAAATGATGTTGTAGCAGTAATAGATGAAGGGTTTAACTATAGATGGACAGGTTCACAATGGCAATCAGAGGCAACATCAATAGACAAAGGCAATGACTGTTTTCATGTTATGCACAATATGTATAATGGTCAAGGTGTAGCAACTTTAGCAAATGGTGGAAGCAATCCTGATACAAATTACGGTTATGGTTCAGCAGTAGAATATGAATACAGATACACACCAGCATCAGCATGGCTTGGTTATGTTTTCACAGTTCCAAATTATTATTCTATTGGTGCTTGGGCGTGTTTTAGATTCCCATTTCCTTCAAACAGTTATTCATCACAAACTATTGGAAGTAAATTTGGAGGGGATTCAAACTCAAGTTATGAACCTGTAACCTTTGATCCTACAAATATGCACTTAACACCTAGTGGTAAATCAGGATTCAATCAAACAGATTCTAAAGAATTAGGAACTTGTGATGCGTTAAAATTTGCCATAAAACTAAAATGGTTTTACATGACAGGATCAACTGAAACACCTAGAGGTTGGTCAGCAGATTATAAAATGAGATGCACTTGCTATGATACAAGTGACAATGTAGTAGTGCAGGACTTTACTATTGCCTTTGATGATAATTGGGAGGAAATTGTTTTGCCATTATCTGCATTTAAGATCTATAGGGCAAGAGTAACAAAAAGATGGGTAAACACACCAAGCAATCTTATTGTGCCAGAACTAGAAGTTACAGAAGTTTTTGAATGGAAGAATTTGAGAATGATTAGCATACAAACACAAGAGAGTTATGATGATGAAGGTCGCTATGATCCATTAGCTGGCAGATTTAGTGAAATTATGACAAACCCTGTTGAAATGATAGCAAGACTAAGCATTGATAATTTCTGCTTTACAAAGCAATTATTGGCAGTAAGTGGACAGGACACAACTAGGAATATTGAACCGAAATTTCTAGAAAGACCTACAACAACAAACTATAGGCAATTACAAACAGATGTAGAATCACAAGAACAAATTGAAAAATTCAGATACCAAGCCTTTGAAATAGAGGGTGAAGGAATTTGTGATCCTGATATTAAATTTGGATATTCATTTTATTTGAAAGATAACAAGCTTGTAAATCTCTCAGATACAGGTAGTGCAAACACAATAAAATTGGTAGCCAAAAAAATTGAATATACTGTAAATGGCACAGATGGTGGTGCAGGAGGATTTGTAAGAAAAATAACAGGGGTTAAAAGAATATGAGTGGAAAGGCAAAAGGGAAAAAAACATTCGGTAAAAAAATCAAAGATATTTCTAATGACACTTCGACACTTTACAGTTTAAACAAAAATATTATTTCATCAGCAGAAAAGTCTGCTGTATCAGGTAGTGTAAATAATACAGAAGTTAGAGGACAATTTTCAACACTAGCAACTGCTGATCTAAATATGAGAACTTATGATATTTTGGACCTAGATAGATTGAAGTTTGCAACAAGCGAAGGTGCAGGCGATGCTTTAACAACAAGTGATTATGGTATTGAAGCAATTTACAATAGTGGTGACGCATACGGTATGAGTTTTCGTGTTCCTGCAACAAAATCATTTTATTTTAATTCAGGTTCAGGACAATTTTCATTTAGTGATACTCTTGGAATTGTTACAGCTGAACCGATCTTATGTGGTTCATTAAAATCAAGTTTTATTGATTTTGACAATATTGTATCGCCATCAAACCCTGCAACAAATCATGTAAAATTATTTGCAGATTCAGATAATTCAGATCATCTTACTGTTAGAAAATCAGATGGAAGTGAAGTCGATTTAGAAGCAACAGGCAGTAGTTGGGTTGGAACTGCAACAAGTAATTTGAATATGGCAACTTATGACATTACAAGTATTTGCAGATTAGAGTTTGACTTAACAGGAACTGACACATTAGCAAATGGCACAACAGGAATAGATGCAACAAGCTCTAAGATGCACTTCAATGTGCCAACAGGCGATACTTATAATTTCACACAAAACAATGATGATAGATTCTTTATCGGAACTTCACAAATATCTTGGAAAAAAGGTGACGGCACACCATTAAGAATAATTAATGATTTAATTCCTGATACTGACAACGATTATGATCTTGGTAGTTCAACAAAAGAGTGGAAGGATTTATACGTTGATGGTATAGCATATATTGATACTGTATCATCAGGAACAATTTCAGTGATAACATTCTCAACAACAGGCACTTCAAACTTAGGTGATGGTGACACAGATCAAGTTAATTTTTATGGAAAAACAGATTGGAAAACAAACACAACATCATCTAGTGCAACCACAGGTGATCGTGAAGGATATATCACAATTAAGATTAATGGCACAGATAAGAAACTTTATTACTACTCATAGAATGTGAATTGTATGAATGATCATGAGTTATTGTTTGTAAACCAAATAATATCTGAACTGTTTCAGGCACGACAAATGCTAAAACAACAAGATGTTCTAATAAAGCAACAAAACGAACAAAAACCAAATGCTCGAAAATCTAAGCTACATACTAGCAATAGTTAGTAGTATTGCAGGGGCAACTTGGTTTATATCAAAGAAGCTTACCTGTGCAGAGAGAAGTGCAAACCTAGCAATGAGTAAAATTGCAGACTTAGAACAACAGATTGTAGATGAAACAAAAAGAGCAGATGATAGTCACAAACGGCTTTATGATAAGATAGATGATCTAAAGTCAATATTGATTAACTCTTAACAATTTGTAAATGGTAAAATAACATTTTTCAAATTTGGTTAGATTTTACAAGTTTAAATTAAAAAATTTCCTAGACATTTTATGCAAGCAAACACTTTCATCAGACGACCAAAATTCGCTGGTGAAAACATGGAATGTCCTGTTTGTAAAGATAGAGGTCAAATCATTGTGCTACAGGCACAAATGGTCAATGATGGTTCAGGAGGACAGAAACTAAGTTGGAGAAATTCTGACGGTTCTGCTCACCAGATCCCACCTAACTTTGAACACGTTTCAAAGAAGATGGGTGGACCTATTCCTAATACAAATGGTGGCAATCCTGCTGCAGAAGAAAAGTTTGAGGAGGCAAATGCCGATACCTTGAAACTTTATGAGACAGAACTAGATGAGATACGAGAACTAAGAAAGGTCGCAGTTTCTCTTGTTAAAGAGAGAAATGGACAACTTAGAGGGGATATCGTAGCCTATGAAACTAGAAATCTCATAATGCTCAGGGTTAAAACCAAACTTGTAGATCTGCAAAAATCTCTTGACCAAATGCCAACTGAAATCAACAGAGCATCGTCTATTCATAAATTGTTTGCAAAGCAGGAGGGTGCAAAAGGTTCTTACCATCAAAATGCTCTGTTGGCAGGACTTGGCAAAGTCTCGAGATTCAACACACTAGAAGATAATGTCAAAATAGTTATCTCTAGAAACCCCTCTTTTTTTACTAAAAAGACAAGCATCAATGAAAATATTGAAATTTACTTAAGAGAAATTTATGGCATTGAATTGCCTGATATTCCTATTTCCTTAGAGAGCATTTCAAGGGCATTTAGAAAAGAACTTGATAATGATATGAAGCATTATGACAAAGAATTAGAATATAGAGAGAAATATGGCAAGTAAAAATTATGTGATTGGCAGGCGATTTGAATATCGTGTTATGAATTTTTTTAGAAAGAATAGCTATTATTGTATGCGAGCTTTCGGTTCAAAAGGCTTAGTAGATGTTATTGCCATACCACCAAAAAACATTAACAATATTCATAACATTACTCTAGGAATACAGGCAAAGAAGAATGGATATGTGCCTAAAGAGGAACTAGAGAAACTTAGAGAAAATGAACACAAATGGCAGATGATGATTTTAATCTCATGGTCTGACAAAAAGTCAAGGAAATTAAGATTTAGAACTTTAAATGACACAGAAATAGCAATAGGAGCATTGGAAAGAAAAGAACCTAAAATTAAACTCAAAACTTCTAGAGACTTAGAAATGAAACAAATGTTTGGTGAGCCTTAATGAATTTTAAAACCAGTCAAATCATTTGGGCAATTAAGATGAATTTCAAAAGTTGGAATTTATTCAAATCTAATTTTGGAATTAAGTATATTATTGCTATTTACAAAGATCATAAACGAGAAAAAAACGGTGAGTTTGATGCCTGAGTGTGATCATTGTTATACCCTTGTATCAGAGGAGGAATTAGACTTTGACCATAATGCCTGCTCAAACTGTATGTTAAAACTAGAAACAATGCAGAATGATGTTGTTTGTCCACCTGAGGAACTAGATTAAAATGGACCTAGATTCACTACTAGAGAAATCACATATTGCTAATAATAATAATAATAATAATGCTATTAGCTATCGAGCTTCTAAAGTAAAGGCAAAGAGCTATCCTGATATTAAACTACAAAATGTTCAAGTTGGTACTAGGATAACTAAGAAACTAAAAGAGAAAATTATACAGTATGTTGTTCTAAAGCATGGAAAATTAAATGGTGTTTATTCCTTAGAAATAGAGGAAATGCTAGAGATAGGATTAGCCTACAAACAACAACAAACAACAACTATGACAATTTCTAATTCTAAGCACAGGTCAGATGTAAATAATAACCTAATGAGGATTAGAACCCTTCTTAGAGCATGGTCTATTGAAGGCAGAAATTATCCTGTTTTTCATCTTAACAATCTTAATGATACAATTAGTGATGTTATGAAAAAAGGCAATTCTGAGGCAGATAAAAGGACCAAAAGAAAATATTTGAAAATAATACTAGAGGGATCTAAGGAAATAGGAACTTCAAGATTTGATATTAGTTATTTCCTTAATGATAATGAGGGGAATGAAAAACATGATTAAATGCCCTAAATGTCAAATGGAATCTGATGATTTTATAATTAAAACTCATGAAGGCACAGGCGAAAAAATGATTTGGTCAAAGTCTAGAGAAATGCCTCACACCTGTTCAGGTAGAAATGAAAAACCTGTAAAATGCCCAAAGTGTGATCCTCTTACTAGAAAATATATGCCAGCATGGAAACTTCAAGAACATATCAAGAAGGAGCATTTAGGGTTTTGGTAGATACTGACAATACTAAAGATACCAAAGATACTATTGGTGTTAGAATAACTACAAGTGATTATGGCAGGAAAAAAGAAACTGTTCATAAAACCAAACTTCCAACAGAATTAAAAACTAAATACAAATGGTGCTATAACTGCCTAACTAAAAACAAATGGTCTGAATTATACTGCACACAATGTGGGAAATCAACCTTTGCAAAGAGGAAATTAAGATGAGAGGAATGGTTCAGAAAAAACTCAAACAGGAATTTCTTGACTTTAAAAAAGCATATAATCAAATAGATAACTTACATTTTATGTGGTTTAACATTCCTAAAAAATCAAAGCAAACAACTTTAGAGGCTTTCTAATATGCCTCACTGTAACAAATGTTTTGAACTTCACCCATACTGTGATTGGGATAAGGAAAATAATTGTTGTAAAAAGTGTTTATCTAAACTTCAAACAAAATTAGAGGCGTTTCTATGAAATTAAAATGCACTAGCTGTGTTAATGCAAAGTGTGAAAAGCATTGCAGATGCTCTTGTCATAATGAGGAATTTAGGAGGGTTAGATAATGGCAAGAGTGCCTGAAAATGAAAATCCTTTAGCAAATATACTAGCAACAAAATATCCTATTGAAATTTTAAAGTTGTTAGAAAATGAAAGGTTAAGACGTTTTGCAATTTTTCGTAAATTAGTAAACAAAGGATTAATGGAAGATAGAAAACTTGAACGTGAATTAGCATATCCACTTAGAATCTTAAAAGATGCAGGAATGATCACAGGAGGCAGAACTGCTGAAAATTATGCTGGACCTTATGAACTAACTTGGAAGGGTGCTGAGTTAGTCTCGAAAATTAAGACTTTAGAGGAATTTTTACAAAGCAATCAAAATAATTTAACATTCTATAAGTTCTATAGTGAGATGAAGTCCTAATATGGAAAAAAATCTAAATCCCTTCAAGTGCAGAATTTGCCCTCGAATATTTACAGAATCCATGCTAGGTTTGGCAGACAAAACTTTTCACGAACTACAGCATGGATCTGAGGTAAATGAGCAAGGCAGTTAAGCACTTACAAAATATCCGTATTCAAGATGAATATGGAACACCCCTTTTTCTTTTTCAAGAATATTGTAAGCACTTTGATTTTATCCCTAAGGTAGATTATTTTGCTAGTCCTGTAAATCATGTGGTCCAAAAATATTATACTATGAAAGAAAATTCCTTTGAAATGGATTGGACAGAAGATGGGTTTGTAAACCCTCCATATTCGCAAGTCAAAAAGGTTATGGAAAAAGCATATAACGAATGTTCAAAATATCATATTAGATTGTTAATCCTAGTATATGCAAAGACAGATACAGATTGGTGGCATGAATATATTGAAAACAACCCAATGGTAACTTACAAGTTTCAACATCATAGAATAAAATTCTTAGATGAAAATGGTCAAAAAATTTTAGATAAGAATGGCAGAGAACAATCTGCACCTTATCCTAGTGTATGGATTTTTATGAATGGTAAAGAACAGGTTCGTACACCCTGCTCTAAATGTGGTGGTGATTGTGCAGTTTGGTGTGAGGAGGGTGAATAATGATAGATAAGGACCATTGTAAATGTGGCAAAGTCCTAAAACCAAATAGAAAAATAAAAGGCAAATGCCCTGATTGTGAGGTTGCAGAGTAATGGTCAAAAAATCCTTTATTTCAAATGCTAATAAAAAAGCGACTGAGAACTTTGGTCAATCAAAAATTTATGCAATAGTTGATACCTTAAACAGTTGTGGTTTTCACTGTAAAATTGAACCTACAATAAAAGATGAAAAATTCTCTACTAGAAACAAAATTAGAAATCCTGATGTTGTATTAACTTTTGATGGTATGATTGCTATTCTAGAATCAGATGGCAAGGTTCATGGCAGCCTAGAATGTCCTACAAAATCAACTAATGAAAGGAATAAGGATTTTGAAAGGACCAACAGACAATATATTTTGATTAACCACGAACAAGTTAAGGTCTTAAAACAGGTTCTTGGTATTGTTGCAAAAGATGAAGATCTAGTGCATTTTATCTCAGCTTATCGTGCCTGTGAGGAATATTGTAAACACCAAGCACAGCGTGAATTGAAGGCTGAAAATGACCAATGAAGGTATTATTTGGCTGTCTAGGGCAGACAAAATCATTGACAAAGACTTGGAATTCGCTAAAGAATATGATTTTATCTATGCAGTATTACGAGGTTATGATGTATAATGTATTGTAAAGGCATCTGTGAAAAGAAATGGGTGAGAGGAAAAAAATATGCACAGGGTTACAAATTTTGTTCTACCTGTAGAACTTGGGAAAAGAATGAAGATTCAAGATGTAATTGTTGCAGGAATAAATTCAGAGTTGCCACAAGAGGAAAAAGAGCAAATAAAGTGAGGGTTAAAACAGTTGGATAAAAAACAGTTTGATAAATTAGTTAGGTATATTGAAAAACACCAAATGTCAGTTGATGGTGTGATTAGGGTAATGGGCAGATCAATGTCAAGTAAGACAGTATTGTTTGGTAGTGATTTTCATAATGGCAGTATTCATGCACTTTGTAGTCCTGAACCAATTCGAGATGATGGGGTGGAAATAAAACCCACTAAGCAACAAAAAGCACTTTGGAATTTCTTTGAAACAATTCCTGATAAACTAACTAAGAAGGCAAAAGTGTTTGTAGTTAATGGCGAACCATGTGATGGAGGAAATAGAAAATCAAATGGAAGTGGTTTATGGACCGTTAACATGGGTGATCAAATACAGGACTTTGGAAAATGTATCAAAATTTTACCTTATGAACATCTGCTATTAACAAGAGGTTCACCTTATCATGTAACACTTGATGGAACTAACTTTGAGGAAATAACAGCAAATCAACTTAATGCTGATGCTTACAAGGCATACGGTGGACAGGGAAAAACAGACTATGAGGTTAATTTTGAAATTAATGGTAAGGTCTTTAATTGCACTCACCATGTAGGATTTGGTAGATGGTGGCAATACAGACCAACAGCATTAGCTCAGGAATTAATCAAAATTCATTTTGACCATGACAATAGAAAGTATCATACTGATGTCCTAGTAAGAAGTCACGTTCATTATTATTGTGAGGTTGGATTCCTAAATACTAGGGCATTTTCAACACCAGCGTGGAAACTGCCTGATTCATTTATGTATCGTAATGGTTTGCCTATAATGCCAGATATTGGAATGGTAGAATGTGTTATTGAAAGTAATGGTGAATATCAAATTAACCCAATTATAGAACCTGTAGATGTAGTGCCAATGGTGAAACATTATTGAGAATAAGACGAAACTATGAAACAAAAGATGTTAAAGTAAGGAGCAGTGTATATTATTTTGACTAGAGGCAAGGGAATTAAAATTGAAATGGAAATACCATCATGGGCAATTCATAATCCATTACCTACACTAATAGAAGTAACTAGGGATCTAATTATGACATTACCTACAGGATATGGTAAAAAAACAAAAGCAGGGGAAATTTGGAATGGTTTTCATGCTCAAACAATACATAATAAAATCATACAAATGAAGGGATTTGAAACTCGAAGTATTAGAAGGACCAGAGAAGCTTTACAATATCATTGTGAAAAGGGCTTACTAGGATTAGTGCCTGTAACAAGAGTGTTTAATGGTTATAGAGTTAAAATGTATTACAGGAAATAAAATGGAAAAACTAAATGTTGAGTTTAGAATTAACAGCAGAACCTTAACAGCAGACAGAGGTGTATTTTATGAGGAAACAAATCGTGCTGTTATCATTTTACCTAACCATGAAAACCTGACAGATATTTTATCTACAATACAGCATGAATCAATTCACTTTTGCATTAAAGATGAGGAGGAAATTGATGAAGAACATGAGGAGGAAATTATATTCAGAATGGCTTGGGCTGAGCAATATGTCGATTAACATACTTCCCTTATACATACATACTACCCAAACAAATTAGAATGTCCACAACATTCATGGTAGTTCATGAATTACCTGATATTATTTGCCCACGTTGCGAGAATGTAATGGCACGTATTCAACCCTGTCATGAAAAATGCTTGAGATGTGGTGGTGAACTAGACTGCTCTGATTAAATCAGAAACCATATATGCACCAATTTTTTTACTAAAACTGTGAATACTAATGATTTGAAAGCTAAACATGATGGCATAATAGAGGAATTAATCAAGGCAAATGAAAATGATTTCAAAACTAAAACAGATTTAGTCAAACAATTTATTGATGTGTCCAGACCTTTACTCAATAATGGTGTGATTAAAGGTCTAAAAAGTTCCGATCTTGCTACTTATATCAATGCAAAACTGCTAGAATATGGAATTAAATTTCCACGTAACGAAAGTTACTACAACCTTTTTTCAGATTCAGAAAAAAGAAACTATGGAACTAATGTCATTTCTATGTTAGGTAGAAATGAGCATGAGCATATTTTTGTCGGTGATGATTTTGAAAAGATATGCGAGTGTGGTGATATGATAAGACTTGGAAGATATTACAAACAAGTGCCTCAGGAAATAGAAAAAGAACCCAAAGCCAAATCATCAGTTGATAAACCTAAACAGGATAAATCAGAAAAAAGACCATACCACAACGAGCTTATTGATTATCTTTTACGAATGTCATATCTGTGTAGTGATTATGCTAGCCTGCTTAATGACCAAATCAAAAAGTATCATAAATATGAATCAGTTGCTAGTGCAATAGATGAGGAATTTGCCAAAAAGGATATTGGAAAATTAATGATTGAAATAAAGTCTCTTGAAGCAAAACTAATTCATGCTGACAAGTCCTCAGATGCAAGACAGAAAGTGGGTGAGTTTGAAAAAATTAAGGCATACATATTACAACTAACTACGCATACGGTTGCTCATGTGGCTAAAATCATTAACATAACACCAAAGCACATGACTAATAATGTAATCAGGAATATTGATAGGTCCAAGAAATTATTACAATGGTTTAAGACAGTTTATCTAACCTGTCCACACTGCAAAAAACAATTAGCATGGGAGGCTTATGACTGGTTTAATGAGCAATGTGAACGCTGTAATCTTGAACAAGACATGAATCAACCAAAAGTTCCTATTAAGCAATAAATTTTCTGATTTTCTATGTGGACAACAAGATACGTTGGAATCATTTCATACGGCTTAGTCGCTGCACTACTTATTGCAAAAGACGTAGTTCAAGATGTTGAAGGAGCAATCGCACTTCTAGCACCTTTGGCTGCATTTGTAGTTGCTGATCAAATTAAGCATAGAAATGAGATCTAAAAAAAAGAGCAAATTTTACTAAGTCTTAATGCTGAAAAAGGCATTGACAAGAGGTAAATGAGGAAAACAGGTTTTTGGACCTAAAAACCTCTAAACTAAATATAGTATTTTTTCTAAGTCTCTCTAAGAACATGAACAACGCAAATAACAGAAATCCCCTCAATAGAGGGGCTACGCAGGCAGAGTATGAACTCAGTCAAAAATCTAAAGACGAGTTTCTTGCTAAAGGTCTTGAGGAAGAACAACTCACAGGTGAGGAATTTTCTCATCAGTTAGTCTCAGATCAAACTTGGGCTGAATACGGTGTTGTAACTTACAACACTTTGTATAGAGGCACAGGAACTGGTTCAAGACAAGTTACGTTCCTAAATCACGCTTGGGACGTTTCAACTCAATACCATGCTTGCCCACACCAAATTCCTTTAGAAAATGCACAAAGAGTTTCAGAAACTCTAGGTATGCCAATCCAGCTATCTAGATGCTTTGGAACAGGCAGATGGCGAAGACCATTTATTTCATCTGCAAGAGATGGTAGATTTGCTGGTGGTTCACCAGATGCTATCATTTCACCAGATGGAAGATTTATGAATGCAACCTTTCTCATCAAAGATGAGTTTAAGGAAAAATACAACATAGATCTTGGTCAAGCAACCACAGGTGTAAAAGATTCTATCAGAGCAGGATTCAGCATCAGGAATTCCCTAGATGGCAGTTCTGCACTCATCATAGAACCTGTAACATTCAGAGGTGTCTGCTCAAACACAATGGTACATTCTTCAAAGTCCTTGTACGGCACTAACAGAGTTTTCTCTGGACAAGTGTTAGAGGAAATATTGAAACGTGCTAAAGAGGCATTTCTAGAGATTGACACAAAGATACAGAAAAAGTGGAAGGAACTCACCACAGCCAAAAAGTTGGAAGATGTTAAGGACTTAACTGGACCAGCAACCTTAGGCAGATTCGTTCACAGACGAGATATTGATCCAATCGAGATGAGACAATCAATGTTTGTAGCATTAGAACTTGGAAATGAATATCTAAGTGTCTGGAAAGAACTAGGTGAATACAAGATTAATCAAGCAATGGCTCAAATGGTAGTCGAATCATTGCCTGCTAATCTTTACAACCACCCTCTACTCAAACAATGGTTAGAAGTCACAGTCACTAAAGTTGGCGACCATAAAGAAACTGATGTCAAGTTACTAGACCGTAACAAGACTTGGTATATGGGAGCAAATGATTTGACTAGAATTCTAACTAGCGAAGATGTATCAGGAACTTGGAGATCACACTTCAAGAAATACGGTAAGGTCAATTCACTATTCTTTAGTGAGAAAAACCGTATGAACCCAGAATTAACCATAGGCAGAAACGCTTAAGGTTATTTCAACCCCTCCTTTCTTTTTTTTAATACCTTTTACAAATAACAGTATGGCAGTTTGTTTAGTTCGTGATAATAATGGTGAACTAGAGTTTTCAGAGGAAAATCAGACACATTGGGATCATAAGTGGGATAAGCAAACCGTCTATTATGCCCTGCAAAGAGATAGTGTGGACATTGAAGGCAGAGCAAAAGAAATGAAAGCAGTTAATCTAGCTTTTTCAACTTGGAATTTCGAAATACCAATCAAGTTAAAATCTGTCAGGGGCAATCAAACCCCTGACATTTACATTAACTTTGTAAAAAGTGAAAATGATAAGTGGCTAAAGAAAGGAACTTTGGCGTATGCTTACTATCCTAAAACAAGTCATGCAGGAAAAATTGTGTTTAATGAGGATTATCTTTGGTCCTTAGATGGAAACCCTGTTAATGCTCACGAAGCTTATCCATTACAATATCCTTTTGGAACTAGAACAACAATTAAGACTTGGAATATGCTTCACGTTCTAATACATGAGATTGGTCACAGTCTAGGATTAACCCATGATGCTAATAATAACAAATCAGTAATGTGGTGGCAGTATAATGGTCAGTTGCATCTAAATGATTTTGATATTAAACGAATAACAGACAAGTATGGTAAAAGGCGTTGGAATCCTAGAATATACAAGGCAGTAAAAAGATGGTTATTGAGACGTAAAAATGGCTTGTAGTTGTTCTTGTCATGAACATGGCGATGAAATGTGCAGAAGTTGTCTATTAGAGCATATTAACAAACAGGCAGATTAAATTGTATATCTATGCAGCACTTTATGCAGTAGTATGCTCATTGTTAATTTTTGGAATACTAGGAATTGCCTTTGGTGATTATATGGACACTATGGGATTATATCAAACTAATAATCCTGTGTCCTGTATCATGTCACCAGATCCTGAACTTGAACCATTATTTTATCCGTATATGTATGACATAACAAGATCAGCAATTTGGGAATGGGAATTAAGACTTAATCAAGCAACGAATGGTGATTGGGATTTTCCAATTTATGAATATCCATTTCATACACATGATAAAAAAACACCTAGAGATTTTCCTGAATGTGATATTTTTTTAACGTTTGAACAATTAAGTGGTTCATCAGCACTTGGCACGACAGGTTATGATTTTTCACATAGTAGTCATAAGTATGCTTTTATCACAACATACACACAGGCATATCCACCACAGAAAATTACAATATCAATAGGTGGAAGTAGTGATATCAATATAGAATTAAAACCAAAAGATTTGGATATGATTGATATTAGAAACATTGTATCGCATGAATTTGGACACGCATTAGGATTAGGGCATTATTATTTACATGATACATCTTGTTTAGTAGGTCAATGTCAAGACCGTTCAATTATGTATCATTCGTTAGATATTTGGAAAAACCAAACTAAAACAGTTCAGCATGAAGATATACAAATGCTGATTAAAATTTATGGTGAAGATGGATTTGGTTATCCAAGACCTAGTTGGATTCCAAAACAATGTGATTTTATGGAAGGAATAATTAGTGATTGTAGATGAATACTTGGGAAAGATTTTGGGCATGGTATGAAAAACACACTACAAAGTCATTATTCATTACTGCTGTAATTATTTACATTCAAATTCCTCACATGATATGGAACGCTGATTTGTATTTACAGGCTGGGTTGGTTAGTAATTATCACCCTGTTTTAGACTTCTTTCTATATGGGGTGGACCTAATTGAGATAATTCCTATGATCTCTATTTCTATGATGATATTTTCTAAAGTAAGAAAATGGCAGGCTTAAACAAACCATTTGTTCTTGAGTGTTTAAGTAATCTAGGAATAAAGAAGATTTTAAGAACATGAATCCAGACGATAACTTCCAAAAAAACAGGTCAAATCTGAAAACCTCAGTTAAGGGAATTGTTACCCTAGATTGTACTACAGAAAATCTAGTAAATAATTTCAACAGTAATGATGGCAAAGTCCTAGATAATTGCAAAACCACTGTTACTGAAAATTGGGAAATGTTTGACCTAAATGTCAAAGAGGCACACAAACGAGGTCTAAAAGTTGCAGGAGTTGACAAAGATGTTAGTTGACTATACACAGGAAACACAATTAGAAGATCCTGTCTATATCTTCAAATCAACTTCATACCCTGATACAATTTGTTATAGATGGGTTGAAGGATCACATACAGTCAATATCCTTACACTACCAGATAGACGTGAAGTGGATTGCTTTACTTTTGATTTTGACAAAAGACCAAATCAAATTACAAAAGAAAGAGCTCATCTAATGGTCATTAGACATGATCAGGACTTAGATTAAATGGCTAAATTAGGTCCACAACCAATGAAGTTTGCTCGTAACAATCGCTTAGGTTGGAACATCAGACACATGGTTGAAAGTAATGGAGCAACAGTCAAAGTCCTTCACAGAATGGGAGCAACTAATGAGGACATTGTTAAAGCCTACAATGAAAAAGATGGTATGAAACCTTGTATGTATTTCAAAGATGAAAACTGTGAACTTACATCACGTTGCTATTTTGAGCAAAATGGTTTAGCACTTCCAAGACCTGAACTTCAATTCGAAGATGGCAGGAAAATTTGGCTTTGCGATCACCACTTCTTGAAACTACAACATCACCTACCTGATACAGTGGAGCATAAAAATTGAGCCAGTCAGAATATAGTGAATACAAAGGACCAAAGCATTATTGGGTTATTTTCAATAATCAAGGTCAACCTGTAGCACTTGAGTTTATTTGTGAATCTTGTCATAAACTTTTCAAGACCACATTAGAAAACGGACTGCTAGAACACCCTAAGTGCTTTACTTGCACAGAGAAGGAAAAACAGCAATGAACCTTGAAGAAGCTGTAAAGAAAATGGAACATCAGATTCTAAGGCAATACGAATCATTCAACTTGGAATTTCGAAGAAAAAGTGAAGATGAAATTGAATTGTTTAGACAATCTGATAGAGGTCAATCTATTCTAAACGCAATCTATTTTGAGTTTAGTGATTTTGAATCAGAGTTTCCATATAAAATGTATAGGGCAGGCAAATATCAACTCTTGTTTCTTTGGCAAACAAATAGATTTATGGCACACTCAGAAGATCCTACACAGGATTTTCGCATATCTAGGAATGCGTTTCACGATGCAGTGAGAATGAGTTTGCCAAAATCAATCCCTCTTTAGAGGGATTCCCTCCTTTTTTCTTTTTTTTACAAAAAACTTCTATTATTTCATTATTATTTCAAATTCTTGTGAAGGTTAAAGAATTTTCTATTAAAAAAATTCCAATAAATCAAATTAAATTTGATAATACAAACCCAAATTATCTAACTGATAAACAAATGGACGCACTTTCTAAGGGTATGGAAAAATTTGGATTTCTTGCACCTATCATACTTAATGAAAAAATGCAAGTATTAGATGGTGAGCATAGGGTAAAAGCCTATGAAAAGCTAGGTGAAAAAAATATTCCTGCTTATGTAATTCCTGCTAACAAGATGGACGGAAAAATGTTAAGGCAAATCCTAAACAAACTCAGGGGTGAGCATGATGCAAAGAAAGATTCACTAGAGTTTCAAATACTAAAAAATGCTGGTAAGCTAGAGGAATTTTCTGAACTAATAGCAAAGCCAGAACAATCATTCCTTGATGCTTTAACTAAAAATACTGAGATACCTACAGAAAATACTAAGATTGATTTTTCAAATAGTATAGAGCATAGGTGTATAGTCAAAGATTGTAGTCATGGTCAATGATCCTATAGAGTATGCAGAAAGCTGGTCCTTTAAGTCAAAGAATGTAGCAGAAAACTTCGATCAACACGTTACTCAGTCTGTGCCTCTCTATAATGAGATACAAAGAATGGTTACAGAAATGTCAACCTATTTCATTAGAGATGGTGATGTTGTCCTAGATATAGGAGCTTCAACAGGAACTACAATTAGAAGTATTGACATTAATAATGACAGAAAACATATTCAGTATATTGCTATTGATGAATCACAGGAAATGGTTGATGTTTGTAATAGAAACCTAAATGAGTTTATTTCTAAATTTAATAATACAGAAGTAATATGTGCAGACCTAAATCAAGGTATGCCTAGTATTAAGACAAGTGGTGAGTATAGCTTTGTTATTTCCCTATTCACCTTACAGTTTCTAAAGAAGGAAAAACGCCTGAATGTATTACGAGATATTTGCAGGAATATAAGAGATGGTGGGGCAATAGTATTTGTTGAGAAAGTCCTAGCTAATGATGCTCACTTTAACGAAATGATGATAGATCTTTACCATGATATGAAACTAAGGAATGGTTTGACAGCAGAGAATAATCAAAAGAAAAGCAAAAGCCTGAGAGGTGTTATGACACCAATAGCACTAGAGGAAAATAGACGACTGTTAGTAAGTGCAGGATTTAACAGGGTGGACCTATTCTTTAAGTGGTATAATTTTGCTGGATTCATAGCAACAAAATGATTGATAAATTATTACAAGATATAATACAAAATGAGGTTAAAGATAATGAGGTTGCTGTATTACTATCAGGTGGGATAGATAGCCTAAGCATTGCTTTTTCAGCTCATAGACTTGGCAAAAAAGTTCATGCTTATACATTTCATCTAGAAGATGAGCCAAGCTATGATTCAAAGACAGCTATTAATGTTTCAAAGAAATTTAATTGGGATATTAATGTCATTGAAGTTCCAAAAAATAACCTAATAAATGATTGGTTCATATTATTAAGAAAATACAACTGTAAGAAAAAAACACAATTTGAGTGTACGTTTCCATTTTTGTATATTATTCCAAAAATCAATGAAAAATTTATCTTATCAGGAATATGTGCTGATGGTTGGTATGGTCTAAGTAAAAAGGCAATGATTCATTTTAGTCAAACAAAAACAAAGTTTGACCAATTTAGATATGATTATTTTACTCAAGAAAACCCAGCAGGGATAATGCAATTAGGTATGCTTTGTAATGATTATAACAAAACCCTTATTCACCCTTACTTATGGCATAAAACCATAGAAAATTTTTTTATGAAATACAATCATAAACAGTTACATCATAAAGTTCAAAAATGTCATGTCAGAAATGCTTTTTCTAATGAGTTATTAAAAATTGATAAAATTAAACCACATCTTAATCTTCAATTAGAGGCTAAAATTGATAAATTATTTGAACATCTTTTAACAAACAAACAGATTAATATTAATAACAGGAAAAGAGTAATGGATATTTGCAGAGATTGGAATAAATGACAACAGTTGTATCGACATTTTCAGGCGTAGGTGGTTCTAGTATGGGCTACAAATTAGCAGGCTGCAAAGTATTAGCAAGCTTAGAGTTTATCGAGGCTGCAAGGGAATGTTACAGACTTAATTTTCCTAACACACCTATCATAGAAAAAGACATTCGTGAGGTTAAAGGGCAGGATATTTTGGACCTAATAGGATTAAAAAAAGGTGAATTAGATATTCTTGATGGCTCACCACCTTGTGCTAGTTTCTCTGTGGCTGGTAAAAGAGAGAAAATGTGGGGAAAAGAAAAGAAGTATAGCGACACAGTTCAAAGGGTTGATGATTTGTTTGATGAGCAAATTAGGTTAATTGACGAGATAAGACCAAAAGCATTTGTCATAGAGAATGTTAAAGGAATGACTATGGGTATTGCAAAATCCTTGTTATCTAACTACCTAGTGAAGTTATCAAAAATTGGTTATGATATTAATGCTGAGATACTAAATGCCAAATACTTTGAAACTGCTACAGCAAGAGAAAGAATGTTCTGTATAGGAATTAGAAAGGATCTTAACAAAAAAGCCTCACACCCTAAGCCATTCAGAAAACCAATCACATTTAGTGAGGCTGTATTAGGAATAAAAAACAATGAGGACCAAAGGCAAAAATTAACAGAACAGGCAAAATCTTGGTCAAGTTATCACTTATTTGAGCAAACAAAACAAGGTCATAGTCCTGCTGAGTTACACCCTAAAGGGAATTGGTTCAATACTACTAGAGCATCTATGCACGAACCATTACCAACTATCACTACATTTCCACTATGTATCTTACACCCTAAAGAAGTTCGAGGGTTAACTATAGAGGAATTAAAAGCCTGTTCAAGTTTTCCTGAGGACTTTAAGATTGTAGGAAATTATATGCAACAGTTTGAAAGAGTAGGCAGGGCTGTGCCACCTAACCTAATGAAACACATAGCATTACACATTATATCTATCCTTAAATGATAGGATTTCTCTCATTTTGTTAGGGAAAAATGGCTCTAAATGATAGTGAAGTCCTAGTTATGCAGACTATGATTATGAAGCTTAGTGAGGCAGAATCACTAGCTTGGATTAGAGCTCATCAACCTAAGGACAAAAAGAAGAAACCAATGTCTGTAGCAACATTTTACAGGATTAAAGGCAGGCTGAAAAGTATTACAGATAAGCGTAAATTTGAACTACAACAGAAAGGTCTATGGGAGCAACATCTTGAGAGGATTGACCAACTAGAAACCATACTAAAATTTTCATGGCAAAACTTTCATAGGGCAAAAGGTGCTTCTGAAAAGCAAAGAATCCTTGATTCAATATCTAGCATACAGCCATTATTATCAGCATATTATTCAGCATCACAGGAGGTAATTGAAAGAGATGCGACCAAAGTCGTTCAAGATACAGGACATTTATCCAACATTCCAAACTGATCACGATTCAGTTGAACAGGATATATCAGAAGAAATATCACAACTAAAGTTCTTCTGTGGAAATATTAACCCTAGTGAGAACTGTTGTTTTTCACATAAAGTTGGTCTGCCTGAACACCCAGCAACCCTTCAACCTATGAAGTTTATGCCTCACCAATCTGACCTTATTCAACAAGCATTATCACCACATCAAGTTAAGTTTCATATTAACAAATCAAGACAGATAGGACTTACAGAAATTGTTCTAAGGATTGTTCAATACCATGCCTTTCATAAATACAAAGGTGGTAAGATCTTAATTATTGCAGGAACTAGGGAAAAAACTACTAAGACAGTAATTAACAGGCTTAAGATGTTATTCAACAATATTCATTCTACATTAAAAGAGGATAGAAATGATTTGAGATTGGTCCTAAAAAACGGAACTGAGATTGAAGGCAAACCATCAAATAGTGAGGCTATTCGTGGTGAAACTAAAATCAAAGCCGTAGTTGTAGATGAGGCTGCACACTTTGCCCTAGTAAATGATAGTGTTGTATTAGATGCGATTGAACCTATCCTGCATACAAACAAGTCTGACATATTCCTAGTTTCAACACCTAGAGGTCAAAGAGGATTTTTTTATGATTTAGCAATTAAGGAAAATGACTATAAGAAATTGCAATATGATTACACTAATGCAATAGGTTGGATTTATTCAGAAAAAGAGATGGCTGAGGAATTAAAACGAATAGACATAGATGTAGATCAGGAATACAGATGCCAATTTACTTCTTCACGTTCCTCAATATTTGGTGTTATAAAAGACGATGCTCTAGAAGATTATGAGGCAGAAGAATATGGAAGTTAGTGATCTACCAAATATGTTTCAGATAGCTATTGCCTGTGAGGATAACAGAGATACTTGCGAATCATTACATGAACTATTTCAAAGGCAACAGATTGAAATTGATAGTCTTAAACAGGTAATTAATGCTCAACAAGTTCTACTAGATGAAATTGTAAAACATATTCAGAATAAAGAATAAAAAAATGACTTTTTGGGATTGGCTTAAGAAAGAAAAATTCGTTTTACCAACAGAAGAATTTCAAATTAAATTTGTGAAGGAAATAGAAAAGAAATTAGAAACAGCGAAAGGTTCTGAAAAAACCAAATTAACCTATATGTTAGCAAATCAATTAATGTTTCTTAGTCAAATTCAAGGAAAAAAGAAACCAAAGAAACCAATCAAATTAAACAATAAAGGTAAATGGGTGTGGGTAGAAAATGAGAATAGCAGGAATTGATAGTGGCAAACGCAAAGATTCTTTTGCTTTTGTAGGTATTGAAATCAGAAATGATAACGTGTATGTAACAGGTGTAAAGACTTGGCTTGGTAGAAACTATCTAGATGTTGAGAACTTAATTGCAAATATTCATGATACAAAACCATTCAATTATTATGTTGTAGAGATTAACAACACAGGTGAACACGTCTTTGAAGAATTGAAATATCGTCATAAAATTCCTAATGTTATCCCTACATTTACTACTAGAGAGACTAAGGACCAATCAAAAATCAATTCAGGTCGTGTTATGCCTAAGAACCAAATGGTGTTATGGTTGGCAAGAATGTTTCAGAATAATCGAATAAAGTTCCCAAAAACTAGCAATAAGGATATAGAGGAATTAAAGAGGCAAATTTCAATTTTCTCAGAAATTGTTACTGAATCAGGCAATGTATCATATAGGGCAGAAGGAAATGAGCATGATGATACTGTAATGGCTTTAATGCTAGCTTGTTTCATAGGCAGGAATTTTATTAAAAATCATGAGGGAATGTTTCAACAACTTCAAGTTACTTCAAGAAAATTTGAGAATAATGAGGAGGACATTTATGGCTCAGGCGTTCCAACCCATGCAGAATCATTACATAGAGAGGTTTTCACACCATGAGTATGAGTGTTGAATTAACCCTAGATGATTACAAGTGTATCACTAATTGGTTTGAACTAGCTTTTGCTAAAACTAAATCACAGAAAACTCAAGATGAAATAACCTTCAAAAAGATCTCAGTTATGTGTATTACAAAGATGGAGGAAATGAAAGATGAGGGATAATGCAACTATGAGATATGACAGGCTTGTAAATGATTTAAAATTAATAGAAAAAAAGCGATCAAGAAAGCTTAAACAGTTATTGGACCTACGAGAGAAACTTAAAAAAAATGAATAAAGTTCTCTTGTATATCAGATTTTAATCCTAATTAATGCCAGCTAAAGCAAAAAAGGCGAAAAATACTTCTAATAACTTTGTGGTAGATTCTAAAGCTGTTCCAGTCAGTTCAACAACTAATTCCAAATATGCAAGTGCTTCAAAGAGAATGTCCTCAAGTGACCACCTGTATATGTATTCTAATCCAGCCTACACTGATCAGGAATTAGAGCAATTTGAAGATGTTTGGGGTTCATCTGTCTGTGGAGCAACTATTGATAAATTAATTGAATACACATTCGGAGGAGGAATTCAGCCTGTGTTTGAACTAAAAGATGAGACAGGAATGGACGATGAACAAAAGAAAACAGAATTAAAAAAGTATGAATCAGAACTTTCAGAACTTATTGAGTATGATAAGAGAATGAATTTTGAAAAGAAACTAAGAGATGCTATTACTATGACCATTGTATTTGGTAGATGTGTTATGGCATTTGAAGGCAGGGGATTGCCTAGAGCATTAAAGATTATTCACCCTAGAGATCTTGGAAGGGTATTCATTAACCAAAAAGATTGGTCACTAGAAAAAGTCATAACAACATTCCCTAGTGATGAAATTGAACCTGAGGATATGGTTTATTTGGTAAATAGACCAGACAGCCCAAAACGTAGGACTATGTGGTATGGTTACTCAGAAGTGCAAAGAGTTGTAGGTGCAGCAAGAGCTTGGCGAAGAATTGTAGAATATGATATGCCAGAAGTTGCTACAAGTATGTGGTCAGGTTATGGAATGTTCTTAGTAAAGAAAATGGGCAGATCAAAAGCTGATGCAGAAAACGATATGAATACATTACTATCCTCACTAAAAGCAGGAGCATTTAATGCAGTTAGTGTAGATGCTAATGATGAAGTAACGTTTGAGAAATTGGACCTAGAACCAAAGATAAGAGAAATGGTTGATTTAGCCTCGTTTTATGAAAGAATAATTATTGGAAACTTTGCTGTGCCAAGTGCTTTGTTAGGCAGAGAGGAGGATCAGAACAGAGCTACACTTCTTGGTAAAATACAATTTTTCCTTAGTGGTGTTGTAAAGTCAAGACGTGATTGGATTAGTGATTTAGTAAGTAAACAATGGTATGAGAGAAATATGATTAAGATGGGTATGGGTGACTTGTTAGAAAAAGTAACTGTCAAGGCAGAGTTTGAATCAATCATTGTCGAATCATGGTTTGACCTAGTTGATGCAGTTCTAAGAGTTAAAGGAATATTTCCTGATATGCCAGATGATCAACTATTGGAATTATTGAACTTGGAAGAATACAAAACAGAACTAGCACAAGCACCTACAAGAGCAACTAATGTTCCTCAAGGTAATGTGCCAATTAATACTGCACAGGATATTGTCAATAAACAAATTAACAAAACTATGAACCAAACTGATACTGTATCAGCTAAAGCAATAGATGATGAAATAATCAAACATACTCTAGCAGCCAAAAAGCTAGAGGTATTAGGTAAAATTGACAAGATGATAGATGATGCAAAAAAGTCTGCTAAAACTGATAAGAAACGCAGTTAATTCCTTTCAACTACTAGATGAGGAAAAACCACCTAGAGTTGTATTCACTACACAAAGAGACAATCGTGTTGATGATAAGGTCTGCTTAGAGTTATCAGGAATTGCCTTTGAAATTGACGATCCCCTCAGACCTGTAATTCCTGACGACACACACCCTAACTGTAGATGTTATTATGTAGCAGAGGACACAGGGGAAATTGTTACAAACATATCTAGCAGAAGATCTGTAAAAGAACGAAACAAACTATCAGATAAACAAAGGATAAACTATCTTAAGAAAAATAGAAAGAATTTGACTAAAAATAAAATGGACCTAATAGTAGATACAATGTTTGAGAATGAAAAATGGCAAAAGAAAATACCTGATTACCCTTACAAAGATGCAAGCTTAGAGAAAATCAAAAAGTGGTTACTAGAGATATGAATGACAAATTAGCACATTTCATTGTAGGATTTATGCTCAGTATTCTAGGCATATTGCATTTCCCATTAATCCTTTCAGGGTTCTTCTTTGCTATAGGCAAGGAATTATTTGATGCTCTAGGTAATGGAAAGCCAGAAACTAAAGATGCTATAGCAACAGCCTGTGGTGCAGGAATTGCTAGTGGAATAGTTCTGTTATCTATTGATTATGGTTTTCTCTTATGGCATTAATTAATTTCGAGAATGAGGACAAGTTCTTTGTTAAGTTCTTTCTCTTAGATGCCTCATTAAATCTAAACTCTTGGGGCGTAACCCAACAAAGCCTAGAGGCAAACCTAGAATCATTCATTGGAAAACCATTTGTATTAACCCCTGATTTTGATCACCCTAAGGCACAAGATGGTGATGATTTATTGGTTCAACAAGAAAAATATCGAGTTGGTGATATTATCATGGTTGGTATAGAAGAACGAACAGGAAAAGCCTATGGCGTAGCAGAAATTAAAAATGAACAAGCTAAAGATATTTTGAAGAATGGTGAAGTGAATTTTGTTTCCCCAAGTATCGTATTCAATACACAAGATGAAGTTGATATTCATGGTAATGCTATAATTGAAAATTTTGAAGGAGCTCACGTTGCTGCAGTAGCAGAACCAGCATATACAATAGGCAAAGCACAAATCAAAGGTAAATGTTCAGGAAATAAAGAAACCTGTATGAATAATTTACAGAAGGTTGAAGCTTCAATAAGTCCTTGTGGCAAATATTCTAAAGTAAGATCAGCAGATAAAAGAATAATTGGAAAAGCCTCAGAATGTGTTCAGGCTTGTATTAATAAAAAATTAGAATCAAAAGAGGAACTAGATGATCAGGATTTAGCAATATGCTATAGTGAATGTGATAGCAAAGAAGCAGAATCTGAGGTCACTACTAAAAACAAAAAGAAAATAATAATGCCTAAAAAGTCAAAAAGTAGTTCTCATAAGCTCAAAAAATCCAAAAATTCTAACAACATGAAAAATCTATACGCAGAAGAAAAGAAAGATGAAGATGCCAATGACGAAGAAGAACACGTCAAGGCAGAGGATTTATCAAATAAAGAAGAAAAGCGTTTTGATGAGGAAATGAAGAAAGGCAGAAAAGCTCAAGATGAAAAAGAAGATGAAGATGCAGAAGATGAAAACAAGTTGGACCTAACTGACCGACAAGAAGAATTCTTGAAGGACAAAAAGGAATCAGCACTTCAAGCAGAAGTCAAATCTTTGAAATCTGAATTAAGAGCAATGAAAGCCCAATTCCGTAGAGCCAAGCTTGAACCAGTTATTGATTCAATCCTTGAAGCTAAATCAAAATTAGGAAAAATCAATGTTGAGGCAGAATATAACAAACTAATCAAACTCGATAGTGATACATTAGAAAGTTTGAAAGCAGACTATGAAACCCTTAGTGCAAGTCAAATTACACCAAGATTCACAGCTAAATATGCTAGTGTTGATTCTAAATCAGGTGATGAAATCCTAAAAAGAATTAGAGGAGGATTTAACTAATGGCTGCAACAGCAGGGCAACTCGCAAGATCTACAGGAATCGAAGTTCAATCATTTAACATGGCTGCATCAACTTCTATTACAAGAGGACAACTTGTCGCATTAGATGCAAACGGTAGAGCAGTATTGGCAACCAATTCTGTTGGAACTGTTGCAAGAGGTCTTTTCGTAGCAATAGAAACAGTTGATAATAGTAGTGGATCTGCTGGTGATCTAGAAATTAGATGTGCAGTTGGAAACACTTTCGTATATGCCACAGCAGGAGGAGCAATCAAAGTTGGCGAAGCCGTCAAAGCTGATTCAGCCTCTAAATGTGTTGCTGCAACAGGTGTATTTGCTGCAGAGACACACATTGGCAGATATTTTGGTCATGAAAATGAAGAAAACGATCCTACAGATGCTGCAAGTGGAGATGTTGTAATAGTGAGGTTGGGATTCTAGATGCCAAAACCAAACACAGCAATTACTTACTCACCGTACACCAAGAAATTCTATTCTGGTGCATGGGATAAGGAAGGCACAGACTTTAGCAAAGACTACGATATGACAGCCATTGCTAAACTAAATGTCGAGAAAGCTCTTGGTGATGGTAGAATTGAACCTATCAACTATGAAACATTCCGTCAAGCAGAACGTGATTTCAAATCAGGTAACATAGATGCAACATCTTTGGCAAACATTACTGTGATCGATTTGCTCAGCGAAGTTATACGCAGAGAATGGCGAGACTTTAACGCAATTCAAGCTGTACGTAAAATCCCTGTGCCAAAACTCCAATTAAATGTGCCAATCACAAACAAGTATGCTGCATCAAAGAAAGTTCCTGAACTTCAAGAAGCAGATCAAAAATCAAACACCTTCACACAAGCACAACTTCGTTTGTGGAAGAATGTAATTTCGATCTACGAATCAGATGAATCACAGCTCAAAGGAACAATAGAGCCATTGCAATTTGAAATTGATCAAGCTGCAGGGGCTTTAGCACAAGCTGCAAACGAACAAATCGTTACAGAAATTGAATCTCTCACAACCCAAGCTGGTGGTGACTGGGGTGCAATGGTAACTAATGGTGACTTCTCAAACAGAAACCCATTAAACGATTTAGTAGATGCAGTAACTACAATCACATCTAATCACTTTAGACCAGATGTAATTTGTATGCACCCAAGAGTAGTATCTGACTATCTTTCAAACACATACATTCATGCTAGCACACGCCCTGACAGTCGTGAGTTTAGTGGTAAATTCCCACTAGACAAAATGCCAAATGTCAACACAGTCGTTGATGTTGGATTTACCAACACCGTTGCTACTATCTTTGATAGCAGAACAATGTTACTTGGTGAAGGACCAACTATTGCAGAATCATTCAGAGATCCATATCGTGGTGCTGATGGTTACGTAATTAGACAGTTCTTACAGCCAAAGAAAACGACAAATGACGCAGGCAGAAAGATCACAGGCGTTTCAGCATAATAAAAAATTGGGTTTATCCCTATCCTTTTTTCTTTTAAACTAACAAACAGATGATTATACATGGGTGAATTTCAGGAAAAGAACCTAAACGGAAGCCGTTTTCAACTTTTCAAAAAGCTAAATCAGGGAATAATTCAGGGTGGAGGAAATACTGCACCTATAGAGACAGAAACCCTAAGGGAAATGACACAATCTGAGATAGAAAAAGCAGAAGCAGAGGCTGGGGATTAATGGCTTTTGTATATTTTGTATTACAGGACACAAAGGACTTACTGAATGTGCCATTAAATGTAGAAAGTGAAGATTCAATCCTTGAACAGTTAGGAACTAAAGCTGATCAATATTTTACTAACCAAATGACAAGTTATGCAGAACAATTACCATTAACATCAGGAAATTTAACAACAGCACAACAGGCTACAAATCAATATGTTGCTAGTCTCTATATGGCAAGAAAGCAAAACTTTGATTCTGCAAAATATTGGGAAGATCGTTATAAAGAGACATTCAACACACTTGTGAATTTACTAACCTCAGATCCAACTAATAGGACTAAAAGAGTTGCTGTGACTAAAGCATATATCACAGATCCTCTAAAATCAGATCCTTTGCTTGAATAGTTCTCTTAATAACAAAGAGTTTGAATTAATTAATGTCACATCACATGGAAGGCACTTTCAAATGTTTTGAACATGAATTTTCAACATCAGAACCTTCTGATTGGCAAGGACATTTAGGTGACAAAGAACACACTTTCACAGGTTATGCTGGTTGTGTTACTTGTGGTGAAGATGTTAAAGTAAACTGGACAGGCAAATTGAAAAACAGATTATCACCAAATGTATTATGTGAGGGGTGTAAAGCACAATGACATTTTTAGAGAATATTCCAAATGATGAAACATTAGACTTTAAGCTTATGCCATCTAATACTATTGAAGAAAATCAAATCATTCATGGTTATGTTACTGTAATTAAAAATGCAGGAAAAGATGATGAGCAAGTATTATGTAAAAACAAACATAACTTATTGACAAATGCTGGTCGAGATTATTTCCATGCACAATGTTATACAAACACATCAGCAGGAGGAATCGGTTGTAACTATATTGCATTATCAGAAAACTCTGGTGGTGCTGCAGCAGGACACACAGCAGTTGCAGGGGAAATTTCTACAAGTGGATTAGCAAGAGCTCAAGCATCAACAAGAACACATTCATCAGGAACTAATACTACAACATTACAAAATACATTTACAGCATCAGGAACATTTAGTGCCGTACAATTATCAGGATTATTAAATGCAGCATCAACAGGAACATTAGGACATGAAGCAACTTTTACTAGCGTGGCACTCGTTTCTGGCGATACATTACAAGTGACGTGGACTTTAACGTTAGGGTGATAACACATGGCTAGAAATAGTTATGGTGGCACGACACATTCAGTCACTGCAACAGGATCAAATGATAACTCAAAACAAGTTTCAGTTAATGCTTGGAACGCAGAACACGTTAAAGCTGAAACAGGTATGCTTGGCTTTACAAAACAAACAGCAACAATATCTACTAATGCTATTGCAGCCACAGGAACTTTAATTGAGATTCAGGCAGATGGCACATTAAATACAATTACACCAACAGATGTAAATGAATTTGATCTTATCTACCTAATTGCTAAATCTACAGCAACTTCTGTTACTATTACTCATGATGCCTCAGGAGGAGCTGGAAAAATTAGACTATTATCAGCAGGAAATGAAACACTATCAACAACAAGTCCATTAATCTTAATGTGTAGGACCATTGGATCAAATAAGGAATTCATACAATATGGAGGAGGCGTTGTCAATTCTCTAAATGATATTGGTGATGTAAATATCACAAGTATAGCAGATAATGATTTACTTGCTTATGACAATTCAACATCTAAATGGATTAACCAAAGTCCTAGTGAAGCTGGAATTATTACAGCAGATTCTACTACAACATTCACAAACAAAACCTATGATGCAGATGCAACTGGAAACAATTTAACTAATGTTGAAAATGCAAACATTAAAGCAAGTGCAGGCATAGATGCAACTAAGATTGCAGATGGAACTGTCACAAGTGCAGAATTTCAATATATCAATACATTATCATCTAATGCTCAAACACAACTAGATGGAAAACAAGCAAGTCTAACTTTTGGCATATCATCAGGTAATGTCACAAAAGCTGGTTCAGGTATTGTTGACAATGATTTTCTTAGAATAGATGGCACAACAATGGAAGGCAGAAGTGCAAGTGAAGTATTATCAGATATTGGAGGACAAGCTAGTTTGACCTTTGGAATAGCAAATACTAACGCAGTAAAAATAGATGATGCAGATGCAGCAGATGATGATTATGCAAAGTTCACAGCAACAGGATTAGAAGGCAGATCAGCAACAGAAGTTAAAACAGATTTATCATTAAACAATGTAGAAAACACAGCACTTAGCACATGGGCAGGAACAGCTAATATTACAACATTAGGAACTATCACAACAGGAACGTGGACAGGCACAGCAGTAGCAGAAACCAAAGGTGGAACAAACCAAACAACATATACACAAGGTGATATTCTCTATGCAAGTGCCTCTAATACATTATCTAAATTAGCAAAAGGAACAGCAGGAAAAGTTCTTACAATGAACAGTGGTGCAACTGCACCTGAATGGGCAAGTGCAGCAAGTGCTGCTGATACACCTTGGACAGTAGTTCATAACTTTGCTGATTTTTACTATGATATGGAAGTCCAAACTAAACCATCAAACCCATCAGCAGATCATGCAAGATTTTACGTTAAACAGATTGACACAAACAATGATGGACTTTTCTGTATCATGCGTAAAAACGGAAGCGATACACAAGAAGTCCAAATTGCGTGAGGGAACTCACAATGGTTGAAGCTCTTTCAGGTGGAAGATGGCAAGGAAGTTCAACAGCAGAAGCTACTGCGACAGTGACAGATCCTTTAACATCAGATTTAGGTTGGGTATCCAACGGAACAGGTAATGGATATAATGCAAGTGATTATATTGACTTTAAAATGGTATCACCTGATGCAAGTAGTGGTAGTGACAGAGATACAGTTTACATTGATTTACAAGATTCAGATTATTTAGATGGTTCAAACCTAGCAACTAACTTTGTTGTAAGATGTATAGTTAACTTTTCTGATCTAACTCTTGCTAGTGTAAATGAAAACAGAGCATATTTAGGATTCTACGATACTGATGCTTGGGGTGGAACGTCACAAGATATGTTTGCATTACAGATAGGGTGTTGGACTGATTCAGGTGCTATCAGAAGATTATGGACACAAGGAATAGACGGTGGAACGTTTGAAGGTGGTTCAGAAACTAAATCACAATTTACTCTAGTTCCTGCTGTAGATACTGATTATTATATCACATGGACAAAAGATGGTGATACATTAAAAGTGCGTATTACAACAAATTCTGATTATTCAGGTGGCGAAGAACAAACTGTTTCTAAAAGTGGCTTAGCTGGTTTAAGATATTTTGGTTGGAAAGGTCGTGGTGATACACAGAACAACGGTGGAAATACACAAGGAACAATAAAACCTGACATTAAAATTTGGAATAATGCAACATCAACTACATCAGATGAAAAAGATTCACTAACAAACGTTCCTGCAAATTCTAGATATGAAGAAACAGATACTCGTAAGATATATCGATTTGGTGGAATAAATACGTCAGGATTAAAAGCACTATACAACTTTGATAGTTCTTGGTCAAACAATGCAACTGATTCAGATAGTATAACCACAGGTGGTGATATGACAGCACAGAATAATGCAACGTTTTCAACAAGTGTTAAAAAATTAGGAACTGCCTCTGCTTCATTTCCTGCTGATGGTGATTATGCAAAAACCTCAACAGCTAATGGTGCTAATTTTGATTTTACAGGTGATTCAACTGTCACACTTTGGGTTTACAGAACAGATGGGTTAGATTCATCTTATCATGCTATGGTATCAAAAAGAAGTGGTGGTAATTCAGAATATAATTTGTATTTAGAACCTGTTAGTTCAGGTGTAAGTAAGCCACATTTGTATATCACAATGGGTTCAAGCACATTTAATGGTTCAGCTACAGGTGCAATTCCTGATTCAACATGGACACACCTTGCAACTACTATTGATGGTGATGTTATGAAATATTATATCAATGGTGCATTAGATTCTACACATGATCTTAACGGTGCTAAAGGCACACTTGCAAGTCAACCATTTGGTGTAGGTGCAATAAGTGGAACAGGCACAGAAGGTTATCAAGGGTATTTAGATCAGGTGTCAGTTTGGAATAGAGCATTATCTGCAAGTGAAATTTCTACTATTTACAATAGTGGCACAGGCAAAAACATAGCTGGTTGGATAGAGAGGAATACAGCTTGATCGAAAATCTCGGTGTCAAACTTTACAGCGGACTAAAACAAGATCGTAAGTCAGATAGTCTAGGTAGTTCAGCAGATGGAACAAACACAGGAATTACAT